GTATAAATAACCCCACAATTCGCAGGCTTTTTCCCATGGAATTTCAGGCTTGCCGAGTTTTGCGTTAACGATGTTGTGGACAGCCCAAGTCCATTTTTCCCAATCGTCGAAAATTGGTGGGTTGTCTGCGACTATGCGGCGAAAGTCTCGTTGGCAGGACGAACAACCTGGAATGGATTGAATCCAAAGTTCCAGTTCGTTAGCGGTCATGCGTGTCGTGTGGAGTTTGCGCCAGTGATTGCGTTGCATTTCCACCAGCCGATTTCTTCTTTCGACAAGTGGCAGATTAGAATCGAAATCGTTCTCCGTGTTGCTTAACGATCGGTGAGTTGTTTTGCTTAGTTCTGCAAACTCTTCAGCGGTCAGATTTACAGTAAGCAAAGGATCTTTTCTCATGACAGGTTCAGCGTCACACTGAAAGGAATAACCACGCTCACAGCTGGAATGGTTCCACAAAAACCACCAGGGACAGAACTGTACATAAACGCAGTAACGTCACCTGTTGCCGGTAATGAAATTGAAGCACTCACTCGATTGAGCGTGACTGTATCTGGCAGCGTCGCAATTTCGCTACATGCCAAGCAATCCGACTCCCACGTAACGGTATATTCTCGTCGCTGTGCATTGATTCCGAAAGTTGCGTTGAATGGTATGCCAAAAGTGCACGCCCCCATAGCGTTGCACTCGCAACCAAAATCAACATCTCCATTGGAGTCTCGATACTCCCCAGTGCTGGCCTGTTCGGTACAGACTCCATCGACACAATTAAGTTTTGTCTCGACTAGGCTGGAAACTCCTGGAGATAAATAATCACAGGGAGGCTCCGTTGCGTTAGACTCTGTTGGACACGCTCCAGCAGTATTGAGTTGTGGCCAAGCACAAGGAAGTGTAGGGGGGCTGTCGATGATGTACGATGTCTCATTCCAGAAGTCGTAAACATAGCCACCGATAGCTGAGGCCGTCAACGCAACACAATCAACCTCATACTCTTTGTACCGTACTGCGTTTCGCTGCATGGCTTTTGTCATTCGAGTAACTGAGTAGATTACGCTGACGACGAACTTAACCAAGCCATCACCGCAATTGTACATCGTTGCCGTGGCGTATCGCTGCACATGATGCCAGACTGCAACGCGAGACGATGAGGCATCTGAGATACCCCACAATTTTCCCTTTAATGATCCGTAACCACATGACGCACAATTGCAAACTCTCGCAAATGGTGGAAACTCGTCAGCGGTCCAACCTACATTGATAAGAGTGTCGACTACTAAAGCCGGATCGTCATAGTCACAAGAAACGCTGCTTCGAATATGGCAAGAGTTTTCAAGTGTAAAAGGAACTGGCTTGATTGATGGTGTAAACGTACCGGAAAAACTACCACCGAAAACACTTGCTGACCAGTTTGTGATATCCCAAGCGTCATCGCACAAACAATCTGCATCGGTTGGAGGTTCACAACAACATTTTCCGATCTTTCCCATCTAACATACCTGCACGATGGAGAAAATCCCGCTACAATGTCGTCGTCACCGAGGTTGATGAACGCGGCGTTGAGTGCGACCTGGAAACTATCTGCTTTCCATCCGACTCGATCACCAACAGAGTACGTGATCGCGTCATCATGCACGACTCGATAGACTGGCCCAAGCTGCGGTGAACCATACTCTCCGTCAGGAACCTCGAACGGTCCGTTCACCATCGGAACGGACTGGGCAGCCGTCCATGATGCGTAGCGTTTTGCGATCAGATAGTTCATGCCGTTCGCTTCGCTCGTGCCATCGACAAGGAAGATCCCATAGGGTGGGATTGTGTGGCCGCTGCTGTTTAGAAATGGAAAGTGCTCTCGATATGCGTGGCTTTCTAACTCACCAGTAAATCCAGGCGTGCGTTCCCAGGCTTGAAGCATTGCGAGTAGCTTGCGAGCTGTGGACGGCTGGAATACTGCGAGTTCTTCGGCTGCCATCGTTACTTAGCGACACCCGCACCTGCGAAGACTGTTTTGATTAGTGATGTCGTGGTGGCTTGCCCGATGATGAACGGATAGTCACCGGTGGTTAAGTCTGCGATAGGAACAATCTGCCCGGCTGTTGCACCAACGCAATACGTTTCCCCGACGACTAGCGTAGCACCCAGGTTCATCAAAACACCTTCGCCACCCATGATTACAAACACGTTGCCATCACCGCTACATGCCGTGAGTGCGATACCTGCGGCTGTGGATGCTAACGCTGATGCGTTTGCGTCTGCCTTGTAGTACTTGGCTGGATTGGTTGCCGTGTTTTTCCAAACCGGCATGCCTTGCGTGATCGACTCGCCTCCGGTGACTTTTTCTAGCCTAACGGTAAGATCCCCAATATCGACATTGGCTGGTGTCTGTGATAAAGCTGCCATGTTAAATCAATCCTAGTGCGTTGTAGGGAAGTGAACCGTATAGTTGTGTTTCTTGCCAGAACGGAGGGGTTGTTTCGATGTCGTCGATGTACAGGCCGTCTTCGTCTAAGTATTGCGGTGACGTTGGGTTTTTGTGGCCGTCAGGTATTGGAATCAATATCTTGCGATCAGGTCCAGTGGCGGATTTTCGTTGCTTGAGTCCCATCGAGACACGTCTGTTGTACCAGGCTTTTTCAGAAGTCGTGTTGTACGGAAATCTGAATTGAAATACTCCAGTGACTTTCCAGTAGCCGACGTTGACATCGAATACGTTGTCGGCTGATAGCTTCATGCACTTGACTGTGCCGGGTGGCCAGCCTTGGAACGTGTCCGAGTTGACGGAACGTCGATAGATGGCTTGTAAGTAGGTGTCGAATACTGCAAAGTTTCGTGTCACTGTCAGCACTTGATCGGAGAATAAAGCCTTAACTCCTCGAACTCTCTCACCTGCGGTGTTGACGATCGGATTACCAAGGAAGTCAACATCGATCTCTTCTTCCGTTTCTACGTCATCGAATTTGATAATCGGGGGTGCAAATAACGGGCTAGGTTCTGTCCCACCGGAACCGCCACCAGCCCCTCCGATCTCACCTCTGTAGTTGACGGTTACGATCCAAAACACTGGACTCACTCGGTCAAGCTGCATTTGTTCTGCGTAGACGAATGGAAAGCCCGGATAGCTTTGTGCAACCTGTGGCAATCCTGCTGCTGTGTAGACCTCCAGTTCCGTTGCGTCGTATGTCGTTTCGACTTGGTACGCTTCGGTAAAGGTAACGTCCATCCTGCGGAACTTTTCCGTTAGCGAAGCATTGGAGTTTTGCCGACTCCACATTTTTGTAGCACTTCCAACGACTGGCATTATCCGACCTCCACTAATCGAAGGTCACGCACGACCGGTGCTTGCGGCTTTTTCTTCATTTCAACCAGTTGCTCTTGCTGTACTTTCAATTGCGTCTTGGCAATATCCAGCATCTTGTCATCTGTCGGTCCGCGAGTCAGGAAGCGAGAGGAGAAAGCTTGCAATGGTGCTGCTGACTCTCTTGCCTTCATCTTGTCTTGCACTTGCTTTTGCTTGTCGAGTTCGGCTTGCTGTGCTGCGAACGACTTAGCGTCTTCTTCAGATAGTCCTTGTTTGGCTAGACGAAATGCGTGGGCAGCTTCGGCACCTTGATTGAGTAGAACTTTCTGTTCTTCAAGTCGATCACGCTCTGACATAAACGCTTTTTCTGCTGCCATCGTCGCAGCAAACTCAGCGTCTGCGATCTCTTTGATGGCTGCTTTCTTTTCTTCGCGTGCTTGTTTTTCAAGGTCGATCTCCTGCTTTAACATTTCGATCTGCTGAAGCTTTTGCCGTGCTGCTTCTTCAGATGCAGACGTAACGCTTTGAGCGGCTTGTTCTTTTATTGCCGCAAGTCCTGACTCGTCACTTTTCAACGCTTGCAACATGGAAATTTGTGCGTCTAGGTTCTTCAGATACTCCATGTCTGACTTGACTGATTCTCGATCACGTAGCATTTTGTCCGTGTCGATCTGCCTCGTCATGTCTCCCGCTTGCTTGTCTAATGCTAGAGCACGGGCGTTCTCTTTTTCTTTTAACTGCGTGAGATCCTCTATCTGTCGTGCGATCTCGTTGGCTCTCGTCTTGTTCGTTAAAGCCCCCCCGAATATGTCTGCGTCCTGATCGAACGAACTAGCTTTCTGTTCAGCTTTAAGTTTTTCGATGCGATCTACGTAGTCGCTGACTTCCTTTCCTGCCTCGCTACTCAGCTTTTTTAATGCTTCGATTTGTTTCTGTGGATCTTCGAGAAGTTTGATTTCTGCGAGCTCATCACCCAATCGCACATCAGCAAGTCGATTCAGTTCGCTTGCCATCTTCTTGCTTAGCTCGATAGACTTTTCTAACTCTGCGTTCCACTTGTCTGTTTCAAAGACTAGGTTTCCGATTGCGCTACCGACTTGAAAACTAAGAACACCGACAACGCCAGCGAGCCCAGCTTTAAAAGCCATCGCTCCAGCACCACCAATCTTGGAAATTTCCGCAAACTCACCAAGCTTGCCAGTCAGCCCACCGATCTGATTTGCGAAGCTACCGATTTCCGTACCACCTAGTGCACCGGCAAGAGATCCGAATATCTCGGTTGACGACTTGGCGTTTTTCGTGAGATCCTTGGTTGCTTTAACTGTGCCTTCGATTTTCTTCGTGGCAGCAACGATTTGTGCGGAAGCCTTGTCCTCGGCTTCAATTAGAATTTTTACGGATTCAGTTGCCATACTTCTCGGCTTTCAACTTTGATTCTTCGTTCTCTAGTATTCTCGCCGCGTCTAAAAACCAAACCGATTGATCCAACGTCCCACCGCTGACGGGTGGCAATCCTTTTCGAAACAGGTCTATCAACTCCACTGCATCCACTATGCTGCTGCACTCTCGTTGAGGACATCCGAGAATGTCGGTGTAACCGTCATCGCATTGGTCGCAACCTGCTCCGTTGCACTGCCCGCACTCAATCGAGATAGGCTCTGACGGTGTCCCCATATCGCAGCAATTTCCAACGTGGCACCGTTTGCATAGCAAGCCCTGCCGGATCGCTGCCGCTAGCTTCAGCTTTTTTTTTCCTCCAACTGAACGTGCTGGTTGTTCGCGATCTTGCGAAGTAATTCGCGTGCCTCGGTGTAGCTCAATACGTCTTCGAATGCTTCAGGGGCGAACACAAGCGAAATGTTCTTCCAGCCTGTAACGACGTTCCCAAGTGCCTCGACTGCATCTTTAAATGCTTCGTCGTGCGATTTGTAAAAGTCCTCGTTAAGACGATCCAGCATCGACAGCAACTTGCGTTGCTCGCGCATCGAAAGTGCCTTTGCCATGAAGGTTGGCTGCACGTCTTTCGGCTTGTCTTTGTCGATGTCGAGTACGACAGGAAAGGCTTGGTTTGGTTCTAAAAACGCTGGCATTATGTAGCCGCCGTGAATGTCATGGAGATTTCTTGGTCGATGTTGCTTCCGTTGCGGTTGCATTGCCAAGTGATGTCATCGATAACGAGCCCGTTGCGATCACCTTCCTTGATGTCGATGATTTGAGCTTTTGGTGCACTGAGTGTGAGCACGGAGTTCGTTGGTCCGTCTAGGTTCCAAGTGAGAACGGCTTCGCTGTTGGCAATCAACTGACCGAAACGATCTTGTGTAGCGACTAGCTTCGATTCTGGATTGCCGGTGACCGTAACGACTCGATTCGTAATGAGTGCGTAGTCATAGCCTGAAACGCTACCGGCACATTCTTTGATTGTGATTGTGTTTCCAGAATCAAGTGTGATGTTCTCCAAGCACAGTGCCACGCTATCCCAAGTTGTCGTGGAGCTGGCGTAACGAAGTCCCAAAGATGTTGGGTAGGTCGGAGCAAGGATCGCAACGTCTGTCGGTGCCTGCCAGATCCCTTGGAAGTCGAAGTTAAATACGGCTGTGCGTCCTGTGGGGTTGTTCATCGTAAACGTACCAGCACAACCGGCAAGGATCTTACGCATACCATCTTGGTAGATTGCCATCGTCAGCGTCTTGACGTTCGCTCCTGGAACTTCCGTGCGAGGAGTGAACACTTGACCAGACTTGACCCAACCGCACGCTGGAAGGAACGTATCGGCCCAGGATGGTTCCGTTGCGGTGCCGTCCCACGAGCTATCTATGGAAAAAGTAATCCGTCCTTTTCGACCACCCGCCAAGGATGGATGCATTCCGAAGCCGCCCTGTGCTTCGCGAGATTCCATCTCGATTTCCTGCTGTGCGATCAGATTATAGACGTTAAAGGAAGCATCGGCAGCGAGTAGTGTCTCAGCAGTGCCTGGTGTCGCTTCGATCTTTGCGGCCAATACTCGCTTGCGTTTTAGTTGTGTCATTTCAAGCCGCCCTGTGCTTTAAGTGTTAGAAATCGAATGCGTTCTTGTATTTGTTTTGGGAGTTTGTCTTTTGCTGTTGCTAGTGCTGCCGCTGTGACGCCCACGCTTGCGTACTCTCCAGGTGCTGGACCTTTCTGTTGCATCAGTGGGCCGCGTGGCTTTGCAACTCGCTCGTAGACGTTGCCGTTGTACCTGCGTGGTATAAATGCGTTCGGTAGAGACCCGCGCCCTTTGGCTGGTCCAGATTGACGAAACGAGACGCCACCTTTTTTCATTTCTCTCGCACCGAAATACTTTAATGGGATTGCATACCCACCGTAGAGATTGCTTCCAGAACGTGGAGATGCTGCGGTTGCTTTGTCTTTAGCGAAGACGGCTTTCTTCAGTACTTTGACTGGTACTGGGATAACTTCCTTTAGCTTGCGAGCTGCTGCCGTCTTTACTTGCTTCACGGTCTTATTGACTGCAACGGCAAGCTCTTTTGTGACGTTGGCACCGAGCTGCGTTAGGATCTTTCTAACCTCAGACGCTGATTTTTGATCGATGGATATCTGCATCACGCCCTCACCTGGTAAGGGTCGTTTTCGCTCTGACGATGGAGGACGTTGATAGCAACTGTCACTCCGTTGTGATTGCCATCGGAGACGCCAAAGTTGCGAACGTCTCCGATACTCGCCAGGATTGCGTTGCTGTCGAACGTGTACCAATGACCGGGATCTGTAGCCTCGGTCGTGATGGCTTTGATAACTTGTGCACCGCGTTCGTTTTGATCGGTGTGATACGGTTCAACGTCAGAGTGTTCGCTTGATCTGACAAAGCATTCGATTTCAAATTCGGTATCAAATGCGATCGCTGGCGGATTGCCTGGGTGACTCGAGTCCGCGTTCATCGTGGAATCGCCTTGCTTGACGACGATCATTCCGTCTTCAGGTGACCAATCTGACAATCGATCAGGACGAATAACACCAGCGACATCAAACGAGTACCCGTTCGCGGTGTTGATTTGCTCCAGTCGTCTCACTATTTCTAGTGCTATGTTTTCGATGACTGCTGGCATTACTGAACCAAGAAGCGAAGGAATCCGTTAGCGTCTGAAAGCAACTGGACGATTGAACGCAGAGAACCAGTCCCTCCGTTCTTTAACGCAACAAAAACCTTGTCGCGTCCTGTGTCTATCTCTTCTGCTGTAATGCCTCGGCACTCGTTGTTTTCCACACGAATAATCAAGGCATTGACTAGTAACTCTCCAACCTCAGAAGCTACTGCCAAAGGATCTCGAACAACCAATGCATCAATGTCTCGCCCAGAGCCTGCGCCACCGGGGAAGTATTGAATGCACTCTCCAAATTGCCGTACCAGATTTGGTACAGCAACTCGTTTGAATTGCTGTTCGAATCGCGTTGGCATTAGGCTTAGGTCGTGATGTTGGAGATCAAGTGACCGGCTTGCGGATACATAATCACTTCGTCAGTTTCGTGACGAACGCGAATGATACGAGATCGGCTTTGGACTTCCTCGTACTCTTCAACCGTGCCACCGATAACAGAACCATCAGCAGACCAGTGGAAAGTACGACCGATACATGGCTCACGCATGTCTGCTCCAGTTGCGATCCTGCAAACCATTGCATACTCGCCGGACCATATCTGAGCAGGCGTTGCTGCTGCGCTTTCGTTAGCTGTGTTCTTTGAAGCACCGGCCACAATGATGTAGTCGAGATCGAAGACAGCCTTCAGCATTTCTATTGTGATGTCGCGAGCTTTCGAAGGATCGCCAGCACCTGACGAGCTGATTCGATCACGTATCTGATTACTTGTCCTTAAGTTTCGAAAGACTTGTCGGTTAATAACCAGTGCGTTAGCCCACAGTCCGCTTCCGTCGTAAACTTTCTTCACCGCTGCTTCTACATCCGTGACTGGCACGCAGTTCACTGCATCATCCCATTCGTGAGTGATGGCAGTCGTCAGAGCTGCTCCGTTCCATGTCGTCGTATTGAAAACAAGTGCTGCGGCTCGCTTTTCTTGATTGCGTGCCACAACGCCTTGAGCGCGTGCGTTAGCGATTCGATCAACCTGCAACAGGTTTTGATATCGCTTTTCGTCTCGCTCGTCGATTGGTTCTTCCCAACCGTTTTCTTGCGTGGAATAGCTAAAAGTTTCGAACTTAAAGCTTCCACGGTTGTAGTTGCTGCCACTGTTTCGGAGTGTTTCTCCGTCGAACAAAAGCGACTCAAGAGGAACTCGTCCTGGGTTGTCGCTTTGCAAACCAGTCTCAACGACTGGCAAAACTTGCGTTGCTACGTATCCCTGACGTTCTGATTCGATGTCGAACTCCATGAACTCGGCCAAATCTGGCCGAAGCGTTACTGGATTCGAGCTTGGTGTTGCTCCAACTGGCATAATGTTTTTCCTTTACTTTGCTTTGATTTGGTTGATTGGTTGATCGCAACAATTAAGCTGCGGTATCTCCGTGCGAGATGTACAGGACTTCAATCACGTCGCCGTCCGCCCCGGCTGCTTCAAGAGCAGTACCGATTT